AATTATCCCATATACTTCCCGCCCGCAGGAGTATTTTGCATTAAAGTTTTATATTTATTTTCCAATGTAGTATTTCTTCTAAAGTAGTTTCTTAATTGCTCTCTTGTAAAACTACCAGGTTGTTCTTTTCCATTTATTTTTAATATAAATTCAGATGTACCTTTCTTACCATCTATGGTATATCCTAATTTGCCAAATTCAGGATTAAAGTCACCAGGCTGAAAATTTGTTTTTAATGTAGAATTTATGTAATCTTTATAAGGAACTGTTTGCGTACTATTATTTTTAAATTCAGTAGCATTTGAAGATACTCCTGCATTAGTTTTTATATATTTTTTCTCTTCGCTACTCCACTCTAGACCTGCTTTATCTAACCTTTTCATAGCACTACCTACATCTTTTATTTTAGTAAGCAATGTTGCCGATTTAACAAACTCTTCAAATGAATTTCCAAGAGGTATGTATTCAAATCTTGTTGTTTGAGTTTTAGGGTCATAAAAAGATACAGTTAATTTATCGTCTTCTCTTTTTATATTTGTTATGTTAGGATTTAATCCTTTGAAATAAGTTGTTGCATCATCGTAATCAGCTTTTGTTTTACCTGAGTAGAATTTACCAACCATATTCAAGTCACTAATATTTTTCTTATCTCCTTCAGCCACATCTCTGTAGTAAGCTTTATCACTGGCACTCATCTCTAGTTTAGCTATTTCTTTTCTAATATCAGAACCTCCTGCTTGAGCATCAATGGCATCAGATAAAACTTGAAAAGCTCTATCCTTTTGATTTTCAGTTAGACTAACCTTAACCTCTTTGCCCTCTGACAAATCAAGTAAAATCTGAGTATTCTTGTCATATGTTTTTGCATCACCAGTAATCTCATACTCATCAGCGTAGTCACCTAATATAGAAGCCACATCCAAATCACTTGCTGTCATTTCTTTAATTATAGCTCTTTTCCATTTGTCATACTCATCAGGGTCTGTATACCTCAATCCCTCCAAAGTTACTTGCTCTCCTTTTGCAGCATAACTTGCGGCAACTTCTCTGCTTACAACTCTCTTGCCTAGTAGTTTTATTTTTTCCTGAATAGTCTTATCAACGTCTACTCTATTAACAGTATTTTGAGCCAAGTTAAATATCGCTTGAACACTTCTTGCATTTTCAGTATCTGGTCTAGTTATACCATCTTCCCCCTTAATTAAAGGAGCTGCTACTACCATCCCACTTTTATCAATAAAGAAATCGTGCTTATTGAAATCTACTAGCTTTGACATAATCTCAAAAGTAGCTTGCTCTACAACGCCAGACTCTTTGCTGTCCATTCTTTTTAACTTGTCATCATACCATTCATTAAAGTTATTAGCTAAACCAAATACAGTATCTGCACTACTATTAATTCTTTGCAGTTTTCGCATATACTCTTCAGGAGTAATTCTTCCTGCTTTTAAGTCTTTATTGGCTGCTAGAACAAATGAGCTTGAGTTTGAAGCAAAGTCAATCATTCTATCATTAAAGTCTGTATTGTATCCTAATGGTGCGTTTTTAGATATCCCATCTTGGGTCTCCATCATTGCATCGTCAAGAGACTTCTTCTTAGCTGTTCTCTCATCCCTTTCAGCGATGAGCATATCCGAGAACCCTTTGCCTACTGCACCCCAGTTGACATCATTCTCTAAATTCCTTTCAACGTATCCGTAACTAGTTGCCATATATTATTATTTAAAATTATAAAGTAACCCTTGCTGAGGGAATAAATTCATTCCTTGAAATCCATTGTCTATAGTACCTAGAGATTGGTCTTGAGTTCTCATTTGAGAAACTAAATTACCACCACTATTCATTTGAGAAACAAAATTGCTAGCATTGTTCATTTTATTATAATCCGCTTGCGTAGGTGGTCCATTTAATACTCCATCCTGTAAGAAATTAAATTGGTCCAAGTTTGTAGCAAATGGGTCGTATGAAAAAGAAGTTTTTCTCTTTCCTCTACCATCTGTATAAGTAGGTCTTCTTAGTCCAGTAAGCTCAACAGTATTTGGTTTTACATTTAGTCCTTTAGTATCTACAATGCTTCCATCTTTACTATACAAATCTAATGCATCTAATCCAATTGCAGCTGCGTTACCTATTCCCTGAGCACCAGCCATAAGTTGTTGTTGTCTTCTTTCTTCAGCGTTAGCAGCTTGCAATTGAGCACCTTCAACCTCACCTAAGTCAAGCTGCGTATTCTTAAAGTCTGTATTATAGCCAAGTGGTGCATTTTTAGATATCCCCTCTTGGGTTTCCATCATTACATCGTCAAGAGACTTTTTCTTAGCTGTTCTCTCATCTCTTTCAGCAATGAGCATATCTGAGAATCCTTTGCCTACTGCACCCCAGTTGACATCATTCTCTAAATTCCTTTCAACGTATCCGTAACTAGTTGCCATATATTATTATTTAAAATTATAAAGTAACCCTTGCTGAGGGAATAAATTCATTCCTTGAAATCCATTGTCTATAGTACCTAGAGATTGGTCTTGAGTTCTCATTTGAGAAACTAAATTACCACCACTATTCATTTGAGAAACAAAATTGCTAGCATTGTTCATTTTATTATAATCCGCTTGCGTAGGTGGTCCATTTAATACTCCATCCTGTAAGAAATTAAATTGGTCCAAGTTTGTAGCAAATGGGTCGTATGAAAAAGAAGTTTTTCTCTTTCCTCTACCATCTGTATAAGTAGGTCTTCTTAGTCCAGTAAGCTCAACAGTATTTGGTTTTACATTTAGTCCTTTAGTATCTACAATGCTTTTATCTTTGCTATACAAAGACAATGCATCTAAACCAGTCGCTGCTGCGTTACCTATTCCTTGAGCACCTGCCATAAGCTGTTGCTGTCTTCTTTCTTCAGCGTTAGCAGCTTGCAATTGAGCACCTTCAACCTCACCTAAGTCAAGTTGTGTATTTAAGTCTCTAAGTCTTGTATCTTCTTGTGTACTTAAGTAGTCTAAGTTGAACATCTCTTGACCCATTGCACTTGCAATTTGTCTTTGTCCTTGTTGTTGTTGAGCATATATAGCTCCAACTCTACCTGCACCTCTTTCGCTCTCTCTAGCAACCTCTGTCGCTTGAGCACCTGCAGCTAACATAGCTTCTCTTTCAAGCTCGTATGGTTCTTTTTGGATAGCCAATGAATCCATATAGTTTTTCTCAAGACTTTTTCTTGCAGCCTTCATTGCTGCGTCAGCATCTTTTTCGGCTTGGTCTTTTATTTTATTTTGTTTCATTGCATTTGTAAAAGACATCCCTGAGCCGAGAAGAGATGAACCTACAGATGCTAACGTCAGTGCTGTCGCTAATACCATAAGTACAAAGATAGTAAATTTAAGGATAACTTTTCATGACCTCTGACTCTAAGGCGAACAACTCTACCTTAGTAGTCTTCTCGCTAGTCAAAGAGAACACAGCATAATGTCCTAATACACCGTGAGACTCAGCAACTGAGTTTTTAATGTATAAGAACGTTTCTGTATTAGTTGGTATAGGCGTAGTCCCTGCCGCAGAGGTGTCTATGACTATATTGTTTATACTTCTCCTTAAGTCAATATTAATGTCAGTTACGTCTCCTGCGTATATAGGAGCGTTTGTAGCCGATAAAAAGTAAAAGTAATCTCCAACACTTATAATGTTCCCAATGTCCACAGACAAGCTAAAATAGACTGTAGAGACAACTCCGGCTATATTTACTGTCGAACTATCACCTATGCCATTTAATGAGCGTAGAGCGTAGTTAGCTGCAGCCGCAGGGTTAGAGCCAAGTCCCTTGTTGCGTACAAACCCAAACCATGCTTGTTCTTTCTTCTCAAACCAGTCATAGTCTATAAATCCAGAGTCTTGTAAATCTGTTATAAGAGTAGCTGCCCACGCATCGTCACCCTCTATATTAAGGGTCTTAAATATCTTATTTTCAAGTGGCTGTATATTGAACACGCTTTGTATCTCAGAAGGCTGAAACTCTCCGTAGAACGTGTTACGCTCCTCGTTGACGCTATGACGGTAAAGATTACCCCCGTTAAACGTATAGAAGTAATTATTCATCCCAATCATCCAATCGGGGTTGTAGGTGTAGAAGGATGGGAATCCCTGTACATCTTCATCGTATGTAAGTGTATAATTAGGCATATATTAACAATTTCCTATAGCTATAATAACTCCGTTCACAACTTGCATCCAGTTATCTGTTGGATATCTATAGTATCCATCCGCTAATACAGTTTGACCATAAGCATCTTCAAATACCCAATCGTATAAAGAAGGTATCCCAACAGCCCCATCTTGAGGTGCATTGTAATACTGCTCTGTAAGAGCGTCTGCACAAGCTGCTGATGAGCTTGGATGAACTAATGTAGATGGATATCCAGTTAGTATAACTGGACATTCAATCTCAATGCTAAATGCTGTATCTAGGCACACACCTATTATTGATATGTCAAGTAAACTCGGTATTGAACTTGTCTTTGGTATTACCATAGTACATCGACCTGGAGATACGGCAGAAAAACTTAGCTCTCCTGCACCGGGTGTTATGTTCGTGGCGGGTGCTCCAGTTGCAACAAATCCTATACTATTGATATACTCATACTCATTAAGTGCATAGGTAGTTCCTGCAACTGGCACACACACAGCCGTGCTTGCACCTATGTAAGTATACCCTAAATTTCCACCATGGTATCCATCTACAATAGAGCTCAATGTGTTGTATTCAACTCCATCGTATGTCACTTTTATACCATCAGGTATAGCCGCAGGATAGAATTTGATTACAATAGCTCCAACATCTGTTGCCTCTCCACCTACATCAACTTGCATAGAATATATTCCAGCTCCTGAAGTTACATTTATAATTGGTTCTCCGCAAGGCAATATACACGCAGGGCAATTCTGTATAGGTCCTAGTACGCAATCAGTTTGCTCTCTTGATATGCCACTCCCATCAGAGTAGAATCCATCAGGAGCACACGTTGCTAAATTAGCATCAGTAAATACTGCTGTTGAATTAGATAGTGTTGTGCCGTTTATATAAAATGTAGCCATAATTTAATTTTTAACACCCGCAGCAAGATTCAAATAATGTATCGCCAGAACATAAGTTAATCTCTGTAGATATTCTATAGTCCCAAATAAGGTATAAGTAGTCACCTGTTGAAGGCATTGCAAAGTTAGCGTAATATTTATTAGTGCCGCTATTTAGTATTGGAGTAGCTATTATAGCTTCATCTAATAAATCTAACATACCTGCATCTGTATCAGGATAAAGAGTATTACTTCTAAAGTATCTAAAGTTGTTTACTAAGTTATTGAATACAAAGTTGTCAAAGTTTATCTTATTAGAAGCTATCGTAACAGTTGCAGTATCAGATGGTATAATACCAGCTCCTTGTCTTCCTTCGATTAATGCATAATCAGATGTTACAGGATTAGATACAGCATCGCTTGCAAACTCAACTAATCTTGAATGTAAAGGAGAGACAAACGAACCATCAGTCCAGCTATACTCACTATGTATATACTTACCACTATCTGCATTAGTTGTTAAGCTAATAGGAACTATTGTTATCAAATCAGCTTGAGGACATCCTACTGTCAAGCTCTCTATGCGAGTCTCTTCAAATGCAAATCCATTGTTTATTGTAAATTCAATAGTCTGAGCAGCTACTGAGTTTTTGTTTATTATAAATGAATCAGATACCGGAGGATTAGCACTTGTATATGAATACCCTGTATTGTTATATGTGTAAGATATAGTAAACTGTTTAGGCGGTACAACAAGGTCAGGTCTAATAGTGTAGCTTACTTCTATGTCTCCAACTAGTGCCCCTACGTTAACGCAGAAGTTATATAGTATAAGTTCAGTAACTACTATGTTCCCTATAGATATACCACAATCTACGCATTCAGATGCAATAGGCTTAAGTATATCGTTAGATGTAAGCACATACTCGTCCATATATGGGTCAAACCCACCTAGCTTCTGAGTGTTAAATGATTCATTAAACAAGTCTCTAAACCAAGTACGCATACCAAACTCAGACACAACAGCTAACTGCTCATTCTGACCTCCACTACCTTTAAGTTGTATTACAGCACCACGTTTAGCGTCCGTAAAGTACTTATCAGCACCCCACTGAGCAAAACTCTCAGGGTTATTTGATATACCAAACTGCTCAACTCTAGCTATTTGCTTTCCTAATACTTCTGGCACTGCTACTAAAGCACTTCCTCCACCGGCATCCGATAGGATATCTTTTCCTACGTACACGTATGATATCTTATCCTCTTGCAATGTAAGTATGTCAGTCTCTCGACCAACAAGCTTTTGCACAGGACCAAATGACTTTTCTAGTGACTTAAAGTTAAGAAGACCTAAGTTAAACTCATTTAGTTTATTTACGTTATTCTCTTCATTGTACACGCCACTATATGTCAAGTCTGCAAATCTATGAGCCTCTCTATATTCCTTCTCGCTTGTACTAAATATTCTATTTCCAAGATTAAATGTTTTGCCAACTATAGAGTCACGTATCTTGTAACTTTCTGCACCATTACCAAATGAAAAACAATTATAGAAATCAGTGTTAATTATAGCAGGTGTTGTTGATGTTTGATATACACCACCTGTTCCTTCGTGATATCCATTTGAATCAATTGCATAAGTGTCTGCAGACTCAAACCATACATTAGGCAAAGCATCTTGAGGTTCTGTTTCAAATATTACAACCGTATCTAGTCTTCTTATACTAAATTCTACTTCGAGTATAGAATTTTTTCCCTTTGGATATCTTCCCCAAGCACTAACTCCTTTAAAATTTAATGAACTTTGGGTTGTAACTCCGTCCCCTTCTACATACCAAATAGACGAGTTGTAAATGTCACATAGAGGAGGGGGGAACGCAGGTCGTTTTCCAAGCCAATTTGGAGAGCTAAAGCCAGTCCCTGTATCTAAAATTTCTTGGAAATTTGATGCGACTAAAAAATCATATACATTAGCATAATCTTTATTTGCTGTTAATGTGGTTTTTAAAGCATAAGTCGATTCAGGAACTCCCTGAATAGGAACTCCATCTCTATTACTTTTTAAATTAATATCCATAGTAGACCCTGCAGGAATGGTTAAATCTACATACGGGTCATCAGTAGTGCCCAACTCAAAAACACCAATCAGCTTTGGGCAAATATCTTTTTTGAAACTTTGTTCGACACCTCCCCAAATTCTAAATGTATCTTCACCCTGTATTATATTTAGATTATTTGGATTTATTTTCATATAAGTCCCTGCCACGCTCCCTACAACTATATCCTCAGAAGCATACGCATTTTTTTCAAGGACTGTAGCATAGACACAGCTACCTGTTGCTCCTGACGAGTCTTTTTTTACTAGTAATCTATCTCCTTCTTCAACTTTTCTTGAATTTTCTCCTTCTAAAAGGAAATACGCCATTGAGTCTTTTAGAGATTGGTAATATATGCTGCTGTATATTACATCATAATTTTCTTCATCAGGTTTAATTACAAACTTATAATTAGTAGCCCACTTAGGAGCTATCTGTCGTGGAGGTATAGCTACTTGTATATTGTTTTTAGTGTCAGATGCACTACAAGGAACACTTAGTGAATTGTTCTCACTAACAACTGCCGTACTTGAACGACCATATTCGTCCATATATACCATACCTATTTCATACCCTCTATTGCTATGTAGGCTACCTAAAGAATCAGTAAGCTGTAATGTTGCAAAAACAGATGTTACATCATAAAACTCATATACATCATTTGTAGTATTAGCACCATTAGTTACATCATCTACAAATCTCACATAAGGTAAAGCAAACCCAATAATGTCTTTTAATATGCCAGATGGAGATGCTAGAATAGCTATAGCTTCATTTGTCTCATACGCTAAATTACCTACAAAAGAATTTCCACTTGTTCCGCTAGCAAATTTCTTCACAGAACCGCTTGGAGTAGTAGATGTTAAAGTATTATTTATTTTACAATTAAACTCATCTGTAAATGTATTACCATTACAAGAATCATCTCCTGTTGGAGAGTATACATCTAATATATTTCTTGGGCTATTAACACCTACTGAATTCCTAAATTCATCACTAGTAGCTAGTTCATATACACTTGTATAATCTTTAATTAAAGTAAAAGGAAATGAAATATCTATTGATAAATTTTGAGACGAAGGCGTTACTGGACCTCCAAAACTGCTATGTGTAAAGCTTATTTCAAAAGTTAATACAGAACCTTTTTTTAAATCATTAACAAATGTACTTAGATTGACTAATCCAAAACTATCTTGAGTTGCTGTAATGCCTCTTGATACTATATTATAAGTTATAGGTGCTTCATATCCTTCTTCAGTTGCACCAAATGGAGCTTCGCTTATTAAACTTACTCCGTATTCTATCTGAGTAGGAGTCCCATCTCGCTCTAAATTATACCCATCTATGTAATTGCCGTAGATAACTCTATTGCCCATAATAGTTTGAGCTAAAGCAAATCTAGGAACATTATCGTACAATCTTAATATCTCAGAGTCAGGAAGTATAGTAAATATATTACTATTGCTAAATAAGAAAGTTGTAGTGGCATTGTCTCCAAGTCCGCTATCTTCTTTATTTACCTTTTCCATGACTTTTATTACACTACTCTGAGCTTCTTTAAATAACAAATCAATGCTTTTAACTAAAGGACCTCCTGTGTTATAAGATACATTAACTGCATTAAAGCTATTCACCATGCCCTCATTCAAGAAACTATCTGCACTAAAATCAAATAATTTAGGTGCAAACGCAGGGTCTGAGAATGGAGATGTTGCCGAGTACTCACCGTTCTCGTATCTGTATCTATATGCAAAACATATATACCTATCCTCTAAAAACTTATCTTGCGATGCGGGGATATCCACTAATTCAATAGTAGGTGCGTATAGTGGTGGTCTCTTTATGACAAGTAGTCTTTCTTCCAATAAAGTTGGGTCACCATCGTAATCTATTCCGGATACATTAGGTTGAGCATATGACTTAGTTACGTTTATGCATCTAGGTGCATTGTAGTTGTCCGTAAAGAACAACAAATCATTCACCTTATCTACGCCAGTTATTAAGTATTTAGGGTTAAAGTTTAGAGTGGTATTCAAAGACCCTCCATCACTCATACTAATAACGTGGTAGTTTATGATATCAGACTTAGTATCATATGATACTATTAAATCTATTTTATCGGTAGGGCTAGTAGCAAAGTTTTCATCATGAACAAACCAATAGATAGTCTCATTTGCTCCATCTTGGAAAGCTCCTATAGTTCTAGCAGAGCTACTTAAGTCAAGACCATTGTATGCTAATTTGGTTAGAGAAACATTACCCTTAGTGTTCTCAACTACTCCAATCTCAGATTGTTCCGTTGAACCCATTCTGACATTTACTGCGTTTATGTATTCACCATCAGGTACAAGCCGTTCATCAACGGACTTGTTCATCTTTCCCTTTATAAAAGTTCTTGTAATATTTGCCATATTATTTCAACCACTTATTTTGTCCTCGCATATTCATTAACAATCTCCCAGGATGGATATTGCTTATTCTTATTTTTGCATTTCTGAACAAAGCGGTTTTTCTTTTCTGTGCTCTTCTAACAACGTATTCCTGTACATTTAATTTGCTATTCAATATAGCATATTCAATATAAGCATACAAGTAATCCTCAAATAACTTATTTATTGTAACTTTAGAGTCATCACCGTTCTCCATACCATCAGATATGTACTCAAGAACGCAAGACTCTCCTGCCGTATCAGAGCTAAAGTTTATTACTCCTGACTTCTTATCTACAACAAATGTAGGGTTGAAGTTAGCTGTTTCTGTGTTCAGTCCAAATCTAGCTCCTACGTTGTAGTCAAAATACCAATCACCATTATAGTTGTATCCTTCTACTCCATCAAACTGACTAGCTCTATTAAGATATATACTCTTAGCTGTACCTGTAATTCTTTCTGTGTCTAAGTCAGAGAACTTTGTAATTACATTTCCATTTATATCGAATAATATCTTTCCATTCGCATCTTGTGAATACGCAGCAGATGAATTTACTTGAATATTCTCAGTAAGTGGTCTTAGTAAGCCATCTTTATATAAGCTCAATCTAACCCAATTTACGTAGTCTGATGGCAATATAAATCTAAGGTTGTCATCTACGTCCAACTGAAGCACTTTAACCTCCTTAAACGCATCGTAATTGAGTTCTTGTACAGCTCTTTTAGCGTGGAACAGAATCTTATATCTCTCTTCGTTATTAACTAATGAATGGTTGCCGCTATACATCAACATAAAGTTGTTGACTATATCATAAAGACTAACGTATTGATACGAGCCCCAATTCTCATCCTCAGGTAAAGTACCTGCGTTGTCGTAGTATTGATATTGTGATATATATGCCATTATTGTGTAGATGCTGTTTCTTTTTGTTCTTCCATATTAGCAAACTGAACTACATCAGCTTCTCTTATTTGTACTCCAGAGTATTGAAGTATCTTTATGATTAATGAAGTCTCATCATCTAAAGGTAGCTCAAAGTCTTGGTAGTCATTTTGTGATTGGTCAAATACAGGCTCTCCGCTTATAAGAGTTGCATATGTCCATTTAGGGTCTTTAGGGTATCTTATGTATTGAGAAAGGACCTGACCTATTTTATTTACACTGTTCGGGAATGCTTTTAATATAGCTCCTTCTTGTGTGTACGCAGGGTATGCAAGATTTGGTTTAGTCAACAATGAGTTATTGAGCATAGTAATCTTACTGTGAGAAACTTTCTCAGCCTCTTGTAGAGAGTCTTTGTATATACTGTAGCTTATACCATTAGAATTAAATGGTGTAGCTGTAACTTCGCTTTCTGTAGTAAATAGAGATGTCTCAGAGTTAACTAATGTAATGGTTACATACTGTGTAATGCCATCACTAACTAAACCAATAACATCACCTACCTTAACTCCATCTGTTATGAAATTAGCATTTGAGTCTATTAACTCTATCTCAGTAACTCCAACATTTGTAGTTGTGCCACTCGTTACAAAATTATCGTATACAAGGACCTTATTTAATAAGTAGTAGTCATCCCCTGTTGTAGTGGCAGATGGCAGATAGTATACGTTGCTTATTGTTGGTGGAGTAGTGCTAAGACTTAATGGATTAGTAACTGAGAATACTTCAATTGCTTCTTCTATCCCTTTTGTTATATCTGCATAACCTGCACCAGATACTCTGGCATTCTCCTTATTTATCTGAGTATTGTAGTTATAGAAATAATTCTCAAAGATTTCTAGCTGTGCTTGCTTTGCAAACAGGTTAAAATCCTGCGGAGATATATATCCATAGTTGTTCTTATTGAGAACCGAAAATACTGTATTTCGTACTGAGTTTATCATCCTAAACTTTTTCACAAAGATAATAAAAAAAAAGAGTCCAATATAAAATTGGACTCTTCTTAAATTCAGTATTACTATACTAGGCGTTTACTATACTTGTAACAGCTTTAGGAAGAGTAACTGAGTAGTAACCTTTTTGCCAAGATGTAGCAATAGCAACCTCGATAGAATTTAAAATCTCCAGATACACATCTGAACCTACCTGAGCAGCAGTTATAACTGTAGTTGTAGTTCCATCAACATAATCAATAGTAACTGTAGTAGCAGTTGCACTTGCAGTACTTAGAGCTTTAATTCCGTCTATGGCAATAAGTTGACCAGTGTTCGGAGCATTTGTAATTTTTAAAAATTTTTGCATAATAAATAATTTGTTAGTTAAAAACGCCATCTTCGTGATGGCGACTATGCTGCAAATATAGCTAAAAATTTAGTCCTCTAAAAGGCTTTCAAGCATTACTAATGACTCTATTCCCTCATCGCTCTGTAGGTATGATGTGGTCTCATCCATAGGGTCTACATTAAAAGGAACTACAAGCATTCTTGTTTTATTAGAAGAGGTATTATACCATACTTCTTTCCTGTTCTTTCTAAATGACAATAATCCTTTATCAAAGAATAATTGTATCTTACCTTGTAACTGTAGCGAAGGGTCTTTTATTAATCGTAAGAACTCTCTTGGTTCGTTCCTAGCAAATATTAATATATCTCTCTTTAATTCAGCAGTAGATATATTCGATGTGTCTTTATTAAATAGTACACGGCTTACATTCTCAACTTGTTCAAGACTCATTTGTCTCGCTTCTATCAATGCATCTACCTCTAAGTTCAACTCCTCTACATCTTCTTGTGCATCTCTCTCATTATTTATCTCCTCAAAATGGCTTCCATTCATAGGGTGATAATGTAAGAATGACTGAAGTACCGGGTTGTTCTTAGGTACGTGTAAGAAACCATCTTCAAAGATTATTGGCTCTAGTATGGCGTTGCCATCTTGCTCATCCTCGAATGGTGATTTTTGATTTCGAGCATATCTCAATGCTCTGTTTACATTTTGCTCCTCATCAAAATACATCAATGGGTATCTTGAAGAATTTTTTGTAGGCAACATAAATGCCAATGGAGTCTCTTTTGATTTTAATTTGTAGTGCTTGTCTACAATAGTTGTTTTATTTTTCATTTGATTTGATTTATAAATTTAAAATAAGGGGTGCACAAACGTACACCCCTATAATTAATATTCCTTAGTCTTTAAAGATAAAGAAGTTGTTAGCACCTAAAGTACATACAGCTCTTTCAGAAAGGAATTGAACTTCCATTGCATCAAGGTCGCTGTTTTGTGCTCCGCCTGCAGAACCTGTAATCCAAGTTTTGTATCGTCTGTCTTCAGTTTCAGAAGCACGATATCTAACGTGTAAGAAAGGACGTTTAGCGTTTTTACCAAGTACTTGGTCATAAACAGAAGTAGAACCAGCTGGTACTAACAATCCGTTAACTGAACCTGTGCCAGTAAGACCACCTCTCATTGTAGGGTCATTTAGGTATTTCCAATCAGTTTTGTAGAAATCATAACCTCTACGGAAACCTGTGAAACCTAAGTTAAGAGCCATCTCTTTATCGTTATCAAATAGACCATAAGACGTTCCACCTGCACCGTAAGAGTTTTGAGAAGCTAACATATCATCAATGTCAAATCCAAATGCTCTGTTCAAGAAAACAACGTTCTCTTCAATAGCACCTTGCTTGTCAAGACGAGATATGATTGTATCCCACTCAGCTAGAGTAGTTGGGTTACCACCTGACCATACGTTTCCTCTGTTGTTAACAACATAGAAGATACCTTCAGAACCATCAGCTACAGCAGCATTGGTTACGTTAGCCATAGGAACAGCTTCAATCATTGAAGTCTCTAAGTAATCGTCAAAACGTAGACGAGTTTCGTGCTCAGACTTAAGATACCATAAGTATCCTGAAGCTCCGTTCTCAGTAGTAACTTCAACCCATCCTATTTGTGCCATATCAGAACCTGATACTGCATACTTGTCTTTAAGGATAATTGGTTTGTTTTCAAAGAATACGTCTTCAGCCTCAACAGAACCTACCATTCCGTTAGTTCCTTTTTTGAACTCAGAACCATAAACGAATACTGAGAAAGTTTGACCAGCACCTGCTACTGCTAATCCACCAGCTTCATAAAAAGCTGCTGTAAATGCAAGAGGAGCTGGAGTAACAGCATTATCAAAACCGGTAGATGTAACTATTGCTTTATTTGATACAGTACCATTAGATATCATAACTGTTTGACCAGTTCTAATAGCTATTGCGGTAACTCCAGCATCTGCAACTGTAAATACGGCTGAAGCAGCTCCTGCTGATACAGCACCACCTCCAACAGCAGTTGCTGCTACGTTTACATATTTAGTATGTAGTCTTCCTTGCTCTGCCCATTTAATAAGGTCGGAGTTAGATGGCATCTCAGCTCCTACCATACGTAAGAAAGATGCGATTGTACGGTTACCATATCTCTCAAATTCTTTCTCGTAGGTATCAGGAAGATACTGATTCAAGAAGTCAAAGTTGGTAATGTAATTAGTAGAAAGAGCTACTCTTTCTGCACTTGGCTGCAGGTTAAAACCTGGGCTTGCTTGTAATTGTGACATAATTTTTAGTTTTTACTTTTAATTTTTAATCCTCTTCCCGAACTGTCGTTTAGAGATTTTACTTGAAACCCGCCCTTTGAAGTTACCTGTGGTGTTGAACGCTCAGACATATTTATATTTTTAATCTTACGCATTCCATCATCAGTAGCCTCTGCCTTACCTTGCTCATAAAAGAACTTAGCAAACTTGTCGGGATTCATTGCGAGAGACAATGACCTGTGGTATCCAACAGCATCCGAAATCATACCATTCTCATCCAAGTACTTTGATATAAAGGACTGTGGATTTGATTGTATTTTCTTTAACTCTGTTGCATCGCCAGGGGAGAAAACAATTTTCTTATCGTCAAGCGTGAACTCAAAACCTTTGAACTCACTTCCGAATACGTCTTCAGTTTTCTTATGAAACCAATCACGCTTTCTGCTTGCCTCTTCCTCGTAGGTCTTTGCGGACTCTATGTATTGTTTGTAAGCTGCCATCTCTTCTGCTTCGCCTTCAGAAATAGAACTCCCTCTTGACTCAAGGGGAACTCTGTACTTTTCCTTTTGCTCTTCAAAATACTTTTTAGCTTTAGCAATAATCTTTTTACGTGCTATTTTCTTTTTCTTTATATCTGATTCTTCATCAAAGTCTTCATCAATGATGTAGTCTTCCATCATAGATTCGATGTCTTCTGCATCTAATCCATCCTCAGTTGCAAAGAAATATTCCTTTAGCAATGTATCAGGGTCTGAGTCATCTATGTCTTTGTTAAGCTTAACAAAGTCTTCAATGCCTCTACCTGTTTCTTTTTTGTACTTAAAGTATGCAGATACGTCTTCAGGTAATTCTTCAGACTCTCTAGCTGCAGTTAACTCATCAAGCGAGTTAATGTCTTTTCCGTACTTATTTTTAATAAATGAAAGAACATCTTCTTCTCTTAGTTCAGGGGCTATGTATTCAGGATGCTCTTCTTCCTGCTCTACAGTCTCTTCACTAAACTTTTCTTCGTGCTGTTCAAGCAGTTGTTGCTCAACTTCCTGAATAGACTTTTCTTCTACTGCCTCAACGGCTCTTACTTTTAATTCCATTAGATTTTATTTTTTGCAAAATTAACATATATTTTGAACACCTATCTTGGCTCAAATTCTGCTAAGTCAAAACCATCTAAGCTATCCTCGTTTGATTCAAAGCTCATTGGAGGCAAGTTATTCTTACGTTGGTTTATTAACTTAGACTGTTCTGTATTTTGTTGGCTAATTCTCTTAGCCTTAGCGTCCTCTTTATCCTTCTCTCTACTAGACAAAGATTCAACCTCCATACCCCTAAGCTGCATATTCATTTGGAACTCTTTATCCATAAGCATGAGTTTTAAGTCTGCTTCATTCTTGAGTTTCTCAATATCAAACGCAACCTCAGCTTGCTTTAACTGCATCTTAGCTTGAGTCTCTAATTGTATGTTCTGTGCAGCAGTCTGTGCAGCCATCTCCTGAGATTGTTGTTGAATCTGTGCCTGCATTTGCTGTTGCTGCATTTGCATCTTTTCCTCACGGTCTTGTTTTGCTTTACGCTTAACCTTCAATAATTGATTAGCAAGTTTAAGATTTCTAATCTCACGTATGTCAATAGCATCCTCAAGATTTATATCACCCTTAGATAATGCCATCTGTATGTTCTGCTCTAGCATACCCTTCTGCTCTTCGTCAGGAGATATCTCAATGAATATACCAAAGTCATACATATACAACTCGTTTATATCATTAAGTATAGATACATTATACTTACCTATCTTATTAATAAACTCATCTTTAAAATCGGCATACTGCAAAACATCAGCCACCCGATATGATAACCCTTCAGCTAATGTTCTATACATATAAAGACTTCCATCTAATATGTGCCTAGTAGCTGTATTTGAGTTGGCTGCTGCAAGTTTTTGTAGACCAACTAAAGAGTTAGGGTCAGGACTACTTCCATCTCTAGCCTCATTTAATCCTGTTACGTTACGTATCTCATTTAAGTAATGATTATAGTTACCTATAAGCATTTGAGATTTAGATGCTCCTGAGTTAGCTGTTAACTGCTGTATTGGAACTCTCGCATTATTAAACTCACCATCTCCTGTGTAGCTTCTACCAATCACACTACCTGTTTGGAAGTATAGTCTTAAAGCATCCTCTGGATTGTATGCTGCTCCTGTACCAAGGTCAACCTCATTAAGACCGTCAGCATCAATGAACACACCATCAGGGACTACTCTAGATATTACTTGCTGTAGCTTTAAGTGAGTAATCTGAATTAAGTCAGTGAATGGTATCATTCTTCTAACTAAAGACTCAATTATACCTTTGTACATTCTTGGGGCTACTGCTACATAATTAGGCATAGCGTGCTGAGATGCAGACTTAGGTCGAACCATATTCTCAGACATCTCCCACTTAAGTATAATGTTAGTCCCCATGACCATAACACCATTATACCATACATCAATAGTCTTAGATACTTT